GTGATGATATCATGGAACAGCTCTATTTCCTTGATCCTAAGACTTTGGACTTAGTAGAGAGGATGTCTTCAGCCTATTCAAAGGTGGTAACACCTGATGACTTCAAAGCTATTGCAGCTATCATGAGTGAGCACTTAGCAGAGAAGACTCCTATTTTGAAAGACTTTACTAAGTTCTTTGGTAGACTTGCTGAAGATTATCTGGCCAATTCGAAGCCGTCTAAAAGTGACTTTGACTGGCAGACAATTGGCAAGATTACCTTATTAGGCAACAGAAAGAAAGGTTACACTTTACCAAATCGAGTTAGTGAGCTTCTTGGAATGAAGGCCGGGGAGCCTATTTCAGAGAAAGCGTTAAAGCGATTTGGCTTCTGGAAACCGGATGGCACTCTTAGCCAAATCATCTATGGTGTAAAGAATCCTAATGATAGAAGAATAGGTGGTAAATACTTTAAAGTAAGCATTGCACAAGTGAAGGACTTGTATGAGTTTGAATTGTTCTATGCCAACAAGCTGCCTAAGAGCTGGACGAATGTTCCTTGGGTAAACTTCGATGGTAAAGTATTAGAACAGAATTTTACACAGTCATTCGAAGAGCGTCTTACTTATAGAGACCAGTTTGGTAACTGGACTACTAACATTCTTCAAGTACCTCAGAAGACAGAAGCAACTTGGTGGGAACAAGTAATTAATAAGTCTGGCAAGATTAATGACATTGCTGATACAACAAAAGCTAGGACTGCGTATGCTGTTAACGGCAACCATTCTAATGATGCTACACTTGTTAAGAACTTCCATCTATGGGGTAAAAATAATAAAGTAGAGACAGCGACAATTCATGACGCCTTCTTTACAAATATTACAGACATGCTAGAAGGAAGAAAGGCTCTTAAGCAACTCTATGCTAACAGTCTAAATGCAAATGTGATAAAATCTGTTTTAGACGAGATGCTGGCTAGAGGATTACCTAGGAGACTTTATGATCAGTATATGGAAGAAGCGATTTCCAAAGGACTAATACCAATTCCAGGTAAGTCCAAAATTGGTGATCGTATTCTCCAAGAAAGTGATATCCTTAAAACTGAGGATATTCTACAAGATGTCAATGAGAATTTTGAAGATGATTACGGATGGTACGGTGTCGGTTGAACCCGCCCCGTTAAATTAACCCAGGTGTGCACAAAAACACATCATGGTTTTCTGAGTAGAGATTGTATCTTTACTCTCATGAGTTGTACTCAAAGGTGATTTATGACTGATTCGACTGACCAGAATTTAGACGGTGATGATACGAGTGGTAAGCCTTCCGGCAGGACACCGGAACAAGTAGATCAGGATATGATCGATAAGCTTGTTAACGACCGTGTTGCCGAGAATCTTAAGCCTATCAAGGAAAGCCTTAATAGCGCTTACTCTCAGAGAGATGAGGCCCTTCGTAAAGCTGCTGAATATGAAAAAGAGAAGCGTGATGCAGAAATCGCACGCTTAAAGGATGAGGGTAAACACAAGGAAGCTTTTGAAAAGCAACTTGCTGAAGAACGAACGGCTCGCGAAGCTCTTGAAAAACAAAATATTGAGTTATCGCGAAACGTAGACGTCCGTGCTGCTCTTACAGGTCTTAACTTCCGTAATGCGAGAGCTGTTGATGTAGCTTTCAAGGAAGTGGTAGAGCAACTTGTTCGTAATGAGCAAGGCACATGGGTGCATCGTACTGGCATGTCCATTACGGATTTTGTAAAGGCATTTGCTGATGATGAAGAAAATTCCTTCTTGTTTAAAGCTCGTCAGTCTTCTGGTTCTGGTAGTGGATCTCCAAACGACAAGAAAGGTGTGCCTGGTGGTAAGAAGTCTATCTTTGATTACACCCAGGCAGAAGTTTTAAAAATGGCCGGTGAGGGAAAACTCCCTCCTAGGCAATAACTAAGGAATTAAACGATGGCTGGTTTTATTGCTAATCTTCAGGGTGCAACCGATTATGCTTTGCAGTCTGCGCTGAGTGCGTATACTGACGAAGCATACATGAATGCACGTAAGCTCTCTGGTACGGGTATCGTTGGTGATAACCCGCTTATCGACACGGGTACTGAAACGTTTGTTGGTCAGCTCCGCTGGTTCAAGAACATCAACTCGACTGTCAACGTTGCTTCTTTGCATGTTGCAACTGATGGCTCTACGTCTAGCTACGGCTCTGACTACCTGAAGTACATCAAGACTGTCCGTACATACGGCGCGTCGAAGGTGAACATGCAGGAAATCGTGACGCAGGTCGATGGTCTTGCTAAGCATGCTCGCGACTTTGCTGAAATCCGTAGTCAGGACGAGCATGATGCACTCATGGCCGTGCTGAAGGGTGTTGCTACGACGGAACTCTTAGCCGGTGCCTCGTATGGTACGGGAGCTAACGGTCTTGGTGGCGTGTCGTGGACGAGTGATCCGCTGGATAAGAAGTACGGCTTCTATGCGGACTACTCGAACAAGTACTTAGTTGCACCCGCTGGTAAGGAAACCGACGGTACGACGGCTAACCTTGCTTATCAGGGCGCGATGCGTGCTGAAATGTTACTTCAGGCTTTAGGTCAGGCATGGCGTGACTATGAGCCGGAATATGTCTACATGATCTGCTCGCCTAAGACGTTAATGTCGTTACGTTCGGCTAACCTGGTTGATCAGGTTCGCGTTACCGAAGGCAATATCAACTTCGAAACGATTTTTAATGGCAAGTTCCGCATTGTTCAGACGCGTGCTAACCAGTCGTTCTCGGACACTGAATTAGACCGTATTGACGACGGTCCTGGTGTTGCTTTAGGTGCGAAGACGAGCGTTGACTGCACGTATCTGGTTCGTCCGGGTGCGTTAGCCATGAAGCCTCTGATGGTGCCGACACCTGTCGAAATCGATCGTTCGCCCGCTGCCTATAAGGGCGGTGGTACGACACAGATCTGGTATCGTTGGGGTTATGTGTTAGCTCCTGTTGGCTATGATTGGATCGGTAAGGAAGACGTGTTTCCGGGTAATGCTGATTACTCGAATGTCACTGTTGACTCCGGCACGAACTGGATCGCTCTGTCTGCCGTTGCAGATACTACTGGATCTGCCCTTGCAAAGTCTGCGTGGAATCGTAAGGCTTCGAACGCTCTTAGCCTCGGTATTCTGCCGGTTCTTCACAAGTAAGTTAAAGGAACACTTATGGCACTGTCAAAAGACGTTAATTCTTACGTTACACTCTCAGAAGCTAACAATTACTTTGTAGATCGTATTGACGTCGCTGCCTGGACAAGTGCTACTGATGAAGAAAAGAGTCAGGCACTCGTTACAGCGACTAGTACGTTAGATACTATGAACTGGACTGGTGTAGCCATAAGTGATTCTCAAGCTTTAGCTTTTCCGAGAAGCGGTAGTTATTACGATCCTAAATTAGGTTATACTGCAACATTACCAGCAACGGTTCCATCAAGAATTATTATTGCTACCTACGAGTTAGCCTATCATTTCTTAAACAATGATGGGCTTCTTGATGATACAGGCACTGTTACAGACTTAAATGTCGGACAGATTAGCCTCAGTATTAAAACAGAAGCAAGTAGGATTCCTTCAATAGTAAAATCTTACATTACACCTTTATTATTAAGGGGTGCTAGCAATACTTGGTGGAGGGCTAATTAATGGGTTATAAAGCGCTAATCGATAAAAATGTTTTGAAAGCTTTTAACCTATTAAAAGACTTGGCTGAGGTGGTGACCTTAGTAAAGAAGACTGGTGTTAGTTTCGATTTCAATACATTGACTGCGACAGAAGTGAACGCTGCATCTATTACTACAAAAGCAGTAATCACAGATTCAACCAAAGCTTCTGATAAAACGAATGTTATGACGAAAGTAATGCTGCTTAAAACTAAGGACATTGGTGACATTGCTCTTTACGACAAAATACAATATAAGAGTGCCACCTGGGTCATTGGTCTCCCCGTTACGTCTGATAATTTTATAACCATTGTTACAGTACAGAAGGAGGTTTGATGGGTAAGTACGCAAACCTCGAGAGTAAGATACTGGCAATATTCGGAACGCCTTCTTGGATCGGAGAAGGAATCCCTACCTTTCCTGCTAATTATGTTGCTATGAATGCAGGTACAGAGTACATAAAGATTAGCGTCATTCCTAGCGGACCTGGTATCAATATCAGGTCTGTCTCAGGAGTGCTTATAATCGACATCTATGTGCCATCTGGTAAGGGTCCGCAAAGAGCATCAGTTATCGCAGATAAGTTAGACACTTATCTATCCGGGAAATATCTAACACCTGTTGCTAAAACAGCTGTTCAATTGAGCACAAGCTCAGTGAGACCTCTCGGTCTAGATCCGGATAAT